CAGATGATCGGGTGGGATCGGATCCGGTACGACCCGAAGGACCCGGGCCTGCCGAACACACTGCGGATGCCGCCGGTGCTGATCTGCGAGGAGTGCGGCGAGGGCATCAGCGAGGACGCGAAGGCCTGGTGGTATGACCCGGATGTGTTTGATGACGAGTGGTGGGAACCGCTGTTCCCGGACCGTCAGGCGCAGGGCTATCACTGCTCGGCGCTCTACAGCCCGCTGGGTTGGTTCAGCTGGATCGATGCGGCGGTGGAGTACGAGAAGGCGAAGGACAACCCTGCGCAGCTGAAGCCCTGGACCAACACGGTGCTGGCGGAGTGCTGGAACGACGACGGCGAGGCCCCGGACTGGGAAGCGCTTTACAACCGCCGGGAGCTCTACGAACTGGGCAGCGTGCCTGATGGGGTGGTGTTCATCACCTGCGGCGTGGACGTGCAGATGGACCGCCTCGAGTTGGAGGTGGTGGGCTGGGGCAAGGGGATGGAGAACTGGAGCCTCGACTACCAGGTGCTCGCGGGTGACACGGCGCAGCCGGCGGTATGGCGCGAGCTGTCGAAGTTCGTGCGGTCGGAGTTTGGCCGCGGCGATGGGCAGCGGCTGCCGATCCGGATGACGGCGGTGGACTCGGGGTTCAGGAGCCAGGAGGTCTACCGGTGGGTGCGGAGCCAGGCCGGCAATCGGGTTATCGCCGTCAAGGGTGGGCCGGAGAGCCAGACCTCGATCATCGGCACACCGGGCCGGGTGGAGGTGCTGCGCAACGGCAAGGCGCTGCGCGGCGGCGTAAAGGTGTGGCCGGTGGGCAGCAGCACCGGGAAGTCTGAGCTCTATGGCTGGCTGCGGCGGGGCCTACCGGATGAGGGTGAGTCGCTGCCGCATGGCTGGTGCCACTTCCCACAGCACGGCGAGGAGTTCTTCCGGCAGCTATGCGCAGAGCGGCTGACCAACACGATCGACCGGCGAGGGTATAACCGGTTCGAGTGGGTGAAGACCCGGCCTCGCAACGAGGCGCTCGATTGCCGGATCTATGCCAGGGCCGGGGCGGCGCTGGTGGGTGCGGATCGGTGGAGCGATGAGCGTTGGGACGAAGAGCACGGGATGCCGTTGCAGGCGCAGGAAGTGTCGACAGCGGTGAAAGAGCAGGAGGACGATCAGGAGGAGGAGAGCGGCGGATCTTCGTTCTGGGACTGAGTAGCATGCAGCGACGGAGGTGGCCCAGATGAACACGTTCACGCAGGCGCACCTGACAGCGATCGAGGGAGCGATCGCCGGCGGCTACCTGGAGGTCAGGTATGACGACAAGGTGGTGCGTTACCAATCGATCGAGCAGCTGATGAAGGCACGGGTGATGATCATGGCGAGCCTGTCGGCGGTGAGCGCTCCGGTGGTGCGGATCGACTACCCGGCGTTCGTGCGCGATTACGAATGAACCCCTTAGAGCAGCTGCTGGCCGCCATCGCGCCCCGCGCGGCGTTGCGCCGTGAGGCGGCACGCCTCCAGCTGGACGAGATGCGGAAGTATTCGGCGGCTGGTCGTGGCCGGCGGACCGACAACTGGATGACGCAGCGCGGCTCTGCAGATGCCGCAAGCGCTCAAGGGTTTGGGGACATGCGCGACCGCGCGCGGGATCAGATTCGCAACAACCCCTGGGCCAGAAGGATTGTGCAGGTGTGGAGCGACAACCTGATTGGTGAAGGGTGGAGCTTCAAGGCAAAGGATGGCCGGAAGAACGGCAGCCGCGGCAAGGCTGTAACCCGGCTCATGCAGGATTGGATGAAGGATCCGATTCAGTGCGACTACTACGGCAAGGCCAACTTCGACGGCCTGGTAAAGCAAGCGGTGCAGGCGTGGAAGGGCAGCGGCGAGGTGCTGATCCGGTGGCGCACACCGAGCAGAGCGACGATAGGCCGGCTGGGTCTGCGGGTGCCACTTCAACTGCAGGTGATGGAAGCCGACTGGATCGATGAGTCACACGACACCCCTGGCGGCGAAAGCGGCGGTTACACAAAGCGTGGCATTGTTTATGACGCAGAAGACAAGGCTACTTACTATTGGCTATATAACTACCATCCGGGGGAAAGGGCAAATCGTGTGACGACCGTGGTGAGCAACACGGTGCCAGCAGAGCAGATCATCCATTTGTTCACTCCGGAACGCCCTGGGATGACACGGGGCGTGACATGCCTTGCGCCGGTCCTCGTGCGGTTGCGAGACGTGCAGGATTTGATGGATGCTCGATTGATGAAGGAGAAGATTGCGGCGTGCCTGGCAGCGGCTGTTGTTGATGTAGATGCGAATGGCACCCAGAAGAGCACGATCGGTTCGCGGATCGAGCCTGGCGGGATTGTCCACCTGGGCCCGGGACAGGACATCAGGACGATCAACCCACCGGTAGCGAACGAGTTGCCGGCGACGATCAGGGCCTACTTGTTGGAGATCGCGGCCGGCGCTGGCATCACCTATGAGGAGCTGACGGGCGACTACAGCGGCGGCAGCTTCACCCAGGGCCGGATGGGCTGGATTGGATTCCAGCGGCGGCTGAAAAGCGACACGTGGCAGGAGCTGGAGCCGACGGTGTTCCGGCAGGTGGCGCGGTGGTTCTTTACGGCATCCAGTGCTGTTGGCATCAACACCGATGGCCTGACCGGAGATTGGACGCCACCGAAGCGCGAGCTGTTCGACCCGCAGTCGGAGACGAGCAGCACGCGCGATCGAATCCGCAGCGGTCTACTGCCGCCGCAGGAGGCGATCCGCGCTGAGGGCTATGAGCCGGAGGATGTGATCGAGTTGTGGATTGAGTGGATGAAGATGTTGGATGAGGCCGGCATCACCCTGGACATCGACCCACGGAAGGTGAGCGCCGCGGGACTGACGCAGGGGCGGCCGGCAGGAACAGCGCTGCCGCCGACCGGTGCGCCGCCAGCGGACGCTACCCCAGTGCCGGCGGCCGGTACTGCAACAGGAACCGCACCTTCAGGGTGACACTAGAATCGAGGAGCAAGGAAGACACAATGGCAGATCAGTTGCTACACACCAGGGCAATGTTCGAGCCCTCGACGATCAACGTCGAGGAGCGGACCGTTGAGCTGGTGTGGACGACTGGCGCTCAGGTGAAGCGCGCGAGCTGGTCTCGTGGCGACTACATCGAGGAACTCAGCCTGCAGCCTGGTGCAGTTCGTCTGGACCGGCTGAACGCTGGGGCGCCGTTGCTGAATTCCCACAGCAGCTACGACCTTCGAGACCAGATCGGTGTGGTGCTGCGTGGATGGCTGACCGGAAGCGAGGGCCGCGCTCTAGTGAAGTTCAGCCGTCGGGATGACGTCGAGCCGTTCTTCCAGGACGTGCGCGACGGCATCATCCGCAACGTCTCTGTGGGCTACAAGGTTCACAAGACGGAGCGCGATGAGACTGGCATAACGCCGATCGAGCGTGCTGTGGACTGGGAGCCCTTTGAGCTCTCGCTTGTCCCGATCCCGGCTGACGCCGGTTCCCAGGTGCGCTCAGAGGAGCCCACCCCCACCCCACCCCAGGAGAGATCCGTGGACGAACTGAACCAGGGGGCGGCGGCCGCTGAGGCTGCGCCCAACATCGCTGTTGAGACCCGAGCCGAAGCCCGTGGTGCTGAGCCCACCGTGACTCTGGGCTTCGACGTGCAGAGCGCCGAGCAGATCCGCGCCGAGGAGCGCCGCCGCACTGCGGGGATCCTCGATACCACGCGCAAGCTGGGCGTTGATGAAAAGCTGGCCCACCAGCTCATTGTCGATGGCGTGGCCCTTGACGAGGCTCGCATGCAGCTGATCGACGCCCGCGCCACCAGTGAGCAACGTGCCACCTCGGGCACCAGCCGGGTGGAGGTGACGCTCGACCACGGCGAGAAGCGTTTTGCGGCGAAGCTGGAGCACCTGAAGTTCCGCGCCAACCTCGGCGAGATGAACGATGGTGCCCGCGAATACCGGAGCAGCACCCTCCTCGATCTGTGCCGCGACAGCCTGGAGCTGGCGGGCATCAACCATCGCGGGATGGATAGGTCGGAGATCGCCCTTCGGGCGATGCACGCCACCGCCGACTTCCCGCTGCTGATGGCCTCCATCCAGCGGGTGAGCCTGAGGGCTGCTTATGCGCCGGAGCAGCAGACCTGGCGGCCCTTTGCCACCCAGCGGAACCTGCCCGACTTCCGCGAGATGAAGGAGCTGGAAGTGGGCGGTCAGCTCCTGCCCGAGGAGATCAAGGAGAACGGCGAGTACAAGGCTGGCACCATCCAGGAGCAACAGGGCTCCTGGAAGCTGACCGAGTACGGGAAGAAGCTGGTGATCGGCCGCCGGCTCATCATCAACGACAACCTGGGCTACATCACCCGAGCCGTGGAAATCCTGGCTCGCGGCACATCGGTGCTGGAATCGAACTTGGTGTGGGGCCTGATTACCGGCAACGCCAAGTGCACCGCCGACGGCAAGGCTCTGTTTGACGCCAGCCACAACAACACGGGTGCCGGCGTTATTGGCGTAGCAGGGATTAGCGCTGCTCGCCAGAAGATGCGGAACCAGAAGGATTTCACCGGAAAGAACCCGCTCTATGTTGTTCCCCGGTACATTCTACTGCCGACCACGTTAGAGACCACTTTCGAGGTATTCAACGCTCCTATCACATCAACCCAAACAAGCAACAGCAACCCCTTCACTGGAAAACTTACCCCGATCGTCGAGCCTCGGCTAGACGTCAACGGCGCCAATGGCACCACAGAGTATTACATCGTGGGCGAATACCCTGGTGTGGATCGCGTGGTGTTTGGCGGCTTGGAAGGCGAGGGTGGGCCCACGATCGAGTCGGAGATCAAGCGCGATCCTGATGGCATCGTGACCTACCTCCGTCACGACTTTGGCTGCATGGTGGCCCAGCATCAAGCGTTTTACAAATCGTCCGGCGCCTGATCGCTGGCTTCCTGATCACCCTACCGAGAGGACTCCATGAAAGGCTTTGATCCTGCAACTGGCCTGGGCTACGTCCAGGACGGCTGCTATGTCCCTGTGACTCTGCCCTACGCCCGCAATCCGGGCGAGGCCGTGCTGGTTGGCAGCCTGTTCGGCGTGTGCAGCGTCGGCGGTGCCCAGGGGGACGTGGACAACATCCACACCGAGGGCGTCTACGGGCTGACCGCCGCGACTGGCGCGAGCACTGATGCCACACAATGGGCGAAGGCCTACTGGGACAACACGAACAAGCGCATCACGCCGGTGGCCAGCGGTCACTCCTACGTGGGTGTGTTCTTCGCCGCCAAGGCCACCAGTGACGCCACCGCCCAGGTGCGTCTCAACGAGTTCGTGGTCTGATGCTGCCCGATCTGGCCAACCGTGCTCTCACGGCGGTGATCGGGGTGATGGGGGAACCCATCACCTATCGCCGCCGGGGAGAGCAGTGGCAAGCAAGCGGCGTTTACCAGGCCAGCTATGTGGCCCTTGACCAAGACACCGGAGTTCAGGTCCGCTCCACTCAACCGGTTCTGCTGGTGAAGAGGACGGACCTGCCGGTGAGCCCGCAGCAGGGCGACGAGGTGGAGGTGCGTGGCAAGGCCTGGCATGTGCGTGACCCGCAACCTGACGGGCACGATGGGTGGCTGCTGATGCTTCATCGCAAGGACCGGCGATGATCACGCCCGCGCGGTATGACATCACGATTCCGCAGCGTGGGACGTTCCGGCAGCGGATGCGGCTCAAGACTGAAGGCGTGCCGCTGATCGCCATCGGCTATCAACTGGTCGCGCAGGTGTGGGATCGCCAGCGCACAACAAAGTTTGCTGATGGTGTGATCAATTGGATCGACCAGGCAACGGGCCTGTTCGAACTGGTGATCCAATATCAGGTGACGCGGCTGATCACGGAGGACGGGCGGTGGGATCTGATGGTGATCGAGCCCGGGGGTGATCGCTACTACTGGCTGGAAGGCACCGCCTTCCTGGATCCGAATTACAGCGAGCCGGTGACGCCATGACCAACAAGGTGGCGATCGAGATTGTCGAAGCACCTGCCGTCGCTGTGGAGATTGTGCAGGAAGCTGGCGTGAAGGTGGTGGAGGTGCTCCACCCTGGCCCGCCAGAGCCGCAGTGGGTTGCGTTTGGCGGTGCGGTGCAGTCCAGCGTTGCGACCAACCAACTCCTAGGCGCGGCACTGCAGCAGGCTCCAGCCCTGGGGCTCGGACTTGGCGTCGGACTTGGCAAAGCAGCTGACGGCGATGCTCGCGTGTTTCTCAACTCTTGGGCTATCGCCAATAGCCTGGGTCTGGTTTCTGAGGCACTGCTGACCGAAGTGTTGGTGCTGGCGGAGCAGTTCAATTTTCCGGCCGAGTTTATCGCGAGGCTATGGGGCGGTTCACAGACTGAGTGAGCCCCAGCGCAAATTGTGTAAATGGAAATGCAATTATCGGTGATGCGGACGATTCATTCAGCGCGACGGCTTGGGAGAGCGCTGCAACGACGTTTGCGTCGTCGCAGCAGTGGGTGCTGATGGCTTCGGCCTAGAATCAATCCAACAGGAGGCTCCTCCACAATGCCAACTAACTTCCTCCACGGCGTGGAGGTACTTCAGACCGACATTGGCGGACGACCCATCACGACGGTTCGATCCTCCAAGGTGGCGATCGAGATTGTGCAGGAAGCTGGCGTGGAGGTGGTGGAGCTGATCCACCTGGGACCACAGGGTCCATCCGGGATAGCGTCAGTTAGCTCAATTATTGGCCTGCAAACTGCGCCTACAACCAATGCCGTTCTTGTCAAGCAATACTACGTCAATCACAATGAAGCAGCCATAGCGCTGCCATCGCCGCTCGAAGCCGGACCCGGCGGCGGCCTGTTTCAGTGGGAGCCTGATCTTCCTAGGTCGTTACATGATGGCGGCCTGTTCATCTCGCCGACCGTCCCCTATGACGGAACCAGGGGCAACCTGGTGGGCTTTCTCGGCAAGGTCGGAGAAACGGCCCCCAGCGCTAACGGCGTGTGGCGGCGGGCCTTTTCTGGCAATGTCATGGCGGATTGGTTCGGGTGCGTCAGCAACAGAATCGCTGACGACTACCCGTCCATTCAGAAAGCCCTAGACGTTGTGTTCGCGATGAACAGCGTAGAGAGAGTGGGCAAGTGGTTCGTTGGGAAAACAAACGTTGTACAAATTGCCGGCAACTGCCGCATCAAGAGATACCTTGAAGTAGGAGCAAGGATGACGATCCAAGGGAATGAGAATACCTTGGTGTACCCTGTCCAGGATTCTAGTTTTGCCGGGGACTACAACGTAGCCGTCCCCTCCGTTATCTACGTGGATCCAGATTGTGTTTTATATCGACCAAACGACTATAACAGCGCCGTCGTATTGAGAGGAGACGCCTCTAAGTTGGATGGAATCGTGGTCGATGGGTATGAGATGGCCTTCGGGTCATGGTATCCAATCATCAAAATTGCAACATCCCCCCTAGCGGTTGGAGGGTCTTACGCATTTAACGGGGAGCTGTATGTCATCGACCCCAACGATCCCAAGCAGAACAAGCCCATAGAGCTGGAAACGCTTGTCATACCATCCCA